AACCATTTAAAAATAGTAATAATCAACCAACGATTGATCCTTTATTAACAACATCAACACAACTTCAAGTAATACAACAACCTTTACCTCAAACTGGCCCATGTAAACTTTTCTGGGAAACAGTAACATTACAACCTACTAAAATCAGAGCTAAAGAAGGTGCAGGTTCTGATAATGGTTTAAGAGATTTTTATGGTCAACGACAATCAGATATTTCTGGTAGTGGATTTAATCCTATTACTCAAAACTTTATAATACAAGTAGGTGATGAAATTAGATTTGATGGTACAGAAACCCAAACCTACTATATAAGCGAAGTATCTACTACCGGAGGTGAAGTTACTTTAACATTAGATAGAAATATTACAGCTCAAGATTTAGATTATTTTTTACTTAGAAGATATGTAGATGCTCCTGGTAATATTATTATCGAAGCCGACAAACCAGCAGGAGGTACTTCACCTGGTTTCTTTATGCCTCAATATGCTACTAAAGGTATTGAAGATAACTTTGACACCGTAATACAAAAACTAAAAAAAGACCAACTAATATAAAACTAAGGTTGGAATAAAAATAAGACTTACATATATTTATCAATCGACGAATAAACTATAAAATAATGGGATATTTAAATAATTCAGTAGTAACAGTAGATGCTATCCTCACAAAGAAGGGTAGAGAACTGTTAGCTAAAAATGATGGTTCATTTAGAATCACACAGTTTGCATTAGCAGATGACGAAATCGATTATACACTTTATAATCCAACTCACCCTTCAGGTTCTTCTTACTATGGAGAAGCATTAGAAAATATGCCACTTTTAGAAGCATTTCCTAATGAAACTCAAATCATGAAGTACAAGTTGGTAACTTTACCACGTGGAACCTCTAAGATGCCTGTACTTGATTTAGGTTATGGTTCTATTACTTTAAAACAAGGTGCTACTTTATCGATTACTCCACAAACACTAAACTATTTAAGTGGTAACCAAACCTTCGAATCATCAGGCTACACAGCTATTATTTCGGATGTTCGTTTATTTAATACCTTCAACGGTGTAGGTGTTAATACAGAACAAGCTCAAGCAGCTAACTCAACAACTACAATCGGTACAAACGTATCTAAAACAGTTGTTGGTACTACTATTAACTTAACAGCTACTACTGTTAACACACTATTTGGAAATAATACTCAATTACAAGCTACATTGACTGTGATTGGTAGAGATTCAGGAGCAAGGTTAACAATCCCAGTAACAGTTACCAAAAATAGCTAATTATGTCATTTAAAAGATTAGACCCACAAGATTTTGTAGTATCAGCTGATAGTATTACTAGCACACTATGGAGTGATGCCCAACCTACACTATCTACATTTGAAACATCATCCACCCAAGAAGCAGGTTCTTCTGGTGATTATTATTTATCCGTTTACCAAACCGCATCTTCTGATGCAACCGCTGCTGTTCAATTTGATATAGCTTATGGTAATAAACAAGGTAGTGGTTCTATCGCTTATAATAGTGGAGTTGTAGGTAAATCACCTACTTCTACTATCTATGGACAATATAGAACTATGGTATTAGGGGATGAAAACACTGACTTTACTTTTGGTGATTTTACAGCTGATGAATTTATAGCTGTACCTATTGAAAGAGCAAGATATAAAGAAGGTTTATTCCCAGGTTCTTTAAATCTTACCTTAACTAACGGTTCAGATACACTTAATATTACAGACAACTCAAAAGATGTTTCTTCAATTACATTTGTAGATTCAGGTAGAAAGTTTGAGTTAGTATCGGGTTCAAATGGTACTGCTTATTCAGGTACAGGGTATACTCCAGGATCAGGTTCTTATGGTTGGATGCTTCCAGATATCGGAATCTTATTATTAAACTCTAAGGCCTTAGAAGGTAGTGGGGCTGATGGTGGTATCGGCTTAGCAGTAACAAGATCTAACGGATCTAATGGTGGAACTAATACATCTACTTTTAATGCTATAAGTGATGGAGCTTCTTTCCAACTCAACTCACAAGAAACTATTACTTCAGATTTTGTTTTCGTAAGAGCAAGAAACGCTGAGTTTAACTACTCAGAAAATCCATCTTACATCTCAGGTTCAACTGGTGAAGTATTATATGATGAGTTTATTAACTCACCTCAATCGTACATCACTACAGTGGGGATGTATAACGATAATAACGATTTATTAGCTGTAGCTAAGTTATCAAAACCTTTATTAAAAGATTTTACTAAAGAAACCTTAGTTAGAGTTAAGCTAGACTTCTAAATGAATGAGTGCATTCAAACAACTTTTAGCTTCAGATGTAATTGTTTCCCCATTTGAGGTAAACAAGGGCTTTAGCTTTAACCTTAGCCAATTTGGAGAAGACAACGTTCAAATCAACCGACTATGGGGGAGGAACGTAGACTATCTAACCAATTCCAGTCTAACTGGAGATGTTAACGTTGGACGTGAGTCAAAAGCGTTAGTTTATAATTCAATTAAAGAATTATACTACGGAAATTACCTTTCAGGGAGTTTAGGTTCACCTGCTGCTACAGCATCCCTTATACCTGGTGATGATTCTGAAGGAGATAGATTTATAGGTCCTATCCAAACTACTAACTACGATAACTATTTATCTACTACCCTATCCTTACCTAGATATTTCCCTACAGATTTTGGAGAAGGGATTGCTGTATTTTCAATCCCCTCAAGATTATATGGAGACAACATCCAACCAGGTTCTTTTAGATGGGAAGATAATAGGAATGGTGTCACTTTTACTGATGATAACGAAGGAAATATTATTTCAGGTAGCACCATAGTAGGTACGATTACTTACCCCCACGGTTTAGTAGTTCTTACTTCCCAAAATATTGGAGGTAGACCTCCGGATGATTTTGTAAATTCCAATAACGTAACTTGTTCGTTTTCTTCATCTTATACTATTTTAGAAACACAATATAAAACTACTATAAGGGAAAGTGAGTTTAATTTCTCTCTAAACCCATCCCTAACCTCAGGAAGTGAAGGTGCTTTATATGATTTTGTTACAGGTTCATATTTTTCACCTTATATAACAACTGTGGGGTTATACAACGATAATCAAGAGTTATTGGCTATTGGGAAACTATCTCAACCCCTCCCAACATCTAAGACTACTGATACTAATATCTTTATCAATTTAGACAAATAATATTATGGATTGGTTATATAAAGGTGAGGCGATGACCTCCTTAGAGGATTTCCCTCCTTCAACTTTTGGATTTATATATAGAGTAACCCATATTCCAAGTGGTAAGGCTTATATAGGTAAAAAATATGTTAAGTTTACTCGTAAAGCTAAACTAACTAAAAAAGATTTAGCACTATATGAAGGTACTAAAGGTAGAAAACCATCATATAAACAAGTAATCAAAGAATCCGATTGGAAAACATATTGGGGTTCGAATAAAGTTTTAACTAATCTGTTAGAAAACGAACCAATAGAGAATTTCAAACGTGAAATCTTAACTTTGGCTCCCAATAAAAAACTTCTTACATATCAAGAGACTAAAGCACAATTTATCTACGAGGTGCTGGAGAATCCAAACGAATATTTTAATGACAATATTCTTGGAAAGTTCTTCACAAAAGACTTTGAGTCCCAAAAATAGGTTCGTATATTACCGACTATGGTAAATGAGTTACTAGTTAATTTAGTAAATAAGGTTTTAGGAAAAGGTAAACATACCGCTAGAGGTAATAGAGCCTATACTTGTCCTTATTGTAATCACAAAAACCCAAAATTAGAGATTAATTTTGATGACAGCGTTAAAGGTAATCCTTGGCATTGTTGGGTATGTGATAAAAAAGGTACTAGATTAACCTCTATCTTAAAACAAGCAAAAGCAATCCCTGAACACTTCTCAGAACTTAAAAAACTAGTAGGTTCAGAGGTGTATAGAGAAGTTAAAAGAGATAAAACTGATGTTGTATTACCTAAAGAGTTTAAATCCTTATCTTCTATAACATCAGATGATATAGTAGGGAGACATGCTTTAGCGTATTTAAAGAAACGTGGTATAACAAAATATGACGTTTTAAAATACAATATAGGTTATTGTAAAAACGGCCTCTATAACAATATGATAGTCATACCATCATACGATGCCTATGGTAATCTAAACTATTTTACGGCTAGAAACTTTAACCCTCACTCAAAGTTAAAATATAAAAACCCACCTACAAGTAGGAATATAATACCATTCGAACTATATATAAACTGGTCTTCACCCTTAATATTATGTGAAGGACCATTTGATGCGTTATCTATTAAACGTAACGTTATTCCTTTATTAGGTAAACAAATACAATCAAACCTAATGAAGAAGATAGTAACTTCTGAAGTAAAGAAAGTGTTTATAGCATTGGATAAAGATGCTATGAAAGATGCTCTTAGACATTGTGAGTTATTATTAAATGAAGGTAAAGAAGTGTTCTTAGTAGACTTAGAAGACAAAGATCCAAACGAAATGGGCTTTGAAGAGTTTACAAAACTAATCCAATCCACTCCAACTTTAACATCATATGATTTGATGGAGCGGAAATTTCAACTTATATGAGCAAAAAATTGCTAAAAACATCGTACAATCGCATCTTAGAAGTATCTGATGATGCTAAACAAATCACCCTACCAGATTCACGTTACTACCAACGTAACGGAGAATATTATCCATCTATTACTTATGTTTTAGGTTCTTATCCAAAAGGTAAATACTTTGAGGATTGGTTAAAAAAAGTAGGTTACTCAGCTGACCATATTGTTAGAAAAGCTGCTAAGGAAGGTACTGAAGTGCATGAAATGTGTGAAGACTACCTTAATGGTAAAGAGCTTAACTTTTTAAATACAGCGGGTTACCCACAATACGATCCTAAGGTATGGCAAATGTTCTTATGTTTTGTTGATTTTTGGGAAGAATATAACCCAACATTAATCGAGACAGAAGTACACCTATTCTCTGATGAACTTAAAGTAGCAGGTACCTGTGATATGGTATGTGAGATAGAGATTGATGGTAAAACAGAACTTTGGATTATAGATTTTAAAACATCTAACCATCTCCAGACAACATATGACTTACAAACTGCGGTTTATGGTAAATGTTATGAAGAGTGTTTTGGTAAAACAGCTGACCGTTATGGGGTTTTATGGTTAAAATCCAACAAACGTAAAGCAGCAAAGGGTAAGATTCAAGGTAAAGGTTGGGAGATGTATGAATCATCTCGCAGTCAAGAAGAAAATCTTGACATTTTCCAAACAGTTAAAAGTTTATTTGATTTAGAAAACCCTAACCACAAACCTGGATTTGCTACATTTAGAACATCTGC